ATGAAAGAAAAAAGCTTAGAGCAAAAACTGCGCAGAGAAGCGAAAAGACAAGGGTATGCCATGCATAAATCAAGAGCATCTTACAGTGGAGACAATCAAGACGGCTATATGATTGCTGATTTAAATAATAACATTGTCGCTGGAGAAAAATATAATTTATCTCTTGAAGATGTAGAAAAATTTCTGAAAGAAGAATAATATTTAGATTTTCTATTAATCAGCTAACTTAAAACAATAAACCGACAGCCTGTTATTGTTGTCGGTTTTTCAATGTGGGGGTCTAAACAAATGAAGGCAAAGCAGATAAGGATTTATAGTTTTAATAGAAAAAACATCTCAGATAATCAAATAACCTCAGACGACTTGAGTACAAATTTAGTTTCCATAAGCGAGAGCTTTTTTACTAAGGCGTATGAGTGCTATAAGGATGAAACCTTGCAAGAGGGTCAGCTAATTGATGAGATAATAAAAGTCCTTCTCCCCAATTCTGAAGATAAAGCCAAAAAAGAATGGACTGAAGGGCTAACATTCAACGAACATAAATACTTTGCATGGCTTGCTACCCCCAGTGGTATGAAAACAGAAACATTAAGCGGAAAATGTGAAACTCTTTTTATCCGTGAAGATTTCCGTGCCTTTGCCTCTGAATTTGAGGATTTAATATCCCTTGGCAAATTCAAAGAAATTGAGGAAAGCAAAGAAGAAATCTGTATTAATAAAGATATCTTAAGCCGAATTTCATTAGGGCTGAGCAGCAGTCAGGCAGCCGGAGAGATGCCTAATATAATTGTTTTGCCGCAGCCGAAACATAGAATAACGAAGGATTATAAGACTGTCCAAAAATCTACACCCCAGATAGAAGACAAAAAAGGCGAGCTTAACGATGTAGTTGATTATGAGCTGGTTGCTTACCCATTTGACGGTGATATTGATGTCTTCGACGGCGGGGGTATTGCTACCCCGCAAGTTTTTAGCCAGATAAAAAAAGAACTTGAGCTCAATTATCCTGCCGAGTTTGCCATTATTCGTGGTTATGGTATCGGTATAAAAGGGATGATCACAAAATTTGACATCCTCAAATACTTAAATGCAGTTTATAGAAATGATACCGAATACTGCAGGAAAGCTGAAGAGAAATTCTATTTATTTGATTACTGGAACGAATGGCAGGAGGTTACAGAAAACACCATGCTGCTTAACGAGAGTATGGTTAAGCTAGCTAAGTACTATAGCCAGGATAATGATGAGAATTTGAATGCATATAAGGAGCGATTAACACAGGTCGATTCAAAGTTTAAAGATATTATCGGAAAGCTCTATGTTACTAAGGTAAATAAGAAAGATGAAGAAATCAAAGAATACAGCCGTTTGAATTATCAATTGCTTACGGCGCTAGCTTTAAGCAAAAAAGATTACTATGAGCTGATTGCTGAAGATATACGTTCATATGCGAAGATTGTGAAGCCATTTTCAAAAGATAGTAAAGAATCAGAGTGGACGAAAAGCCTGGATAATATTCGGATATTCTTTAATTGTATTGTTAACACAGACGATTTAGAGAGCGATGAATTTGAACAGGAAGTTCAAATTCATAATATGAGCATTATGACTAAATGCGAGGAATTGCTCCATATTTCTGAGGACTTCATAGATTTAAAAAATGTCAGACGCAGCCTGGGCGGTCAAATCGAAAAAAGATGCCGGGAGCTTGCATGTGGAAAAATCACGACAAAAGCAATATATAAGTATATCGCTGTCGACCCAGTCTCATATTTGAACTACGCGATTTATCGTCAGCAGGGTGATAACGGTTTAAAGGAAGGCGAATTTTACAGCAGCGACTACGATAACGGGGATATTAGAACAATTGCTAGGAATCCCCTCTGTGCATATAGCGAGGTTCATAACGTTAAATTTGTCCGGAATCCATTCATGGACAATTACTTAAGTCCATGTAGAGAACTGATATATTGCAATCAAAAAAGCGATATCCTCTCTTTGATGAGTTCGGCAGACTGTGATGGTGATGGCTGCATAGTTGTCAATAACGATATTATACGAGATGCTGTGGTGAGCCCCCAAGACGGAAAGTATTTCTTAAATAAAGACGACGGTCACAAAGAGAAGATGGAATTTAATGCGGAGAACCGTTTTCTTGCCACATACAGAGCCTCGGGCAACCTTATCGGTAAGATAGCTCTAAAAAGTGCTAATATCAATTCTCAAAGTCAGCAGACGTTGAATTATTATGATACAAAGAATGAATGTTTTGTTAAGTTTAACTCCAATAAGGCAACGACTGAAGAAATAGAATCAAAGAACCAAAAGATAGAAACCGGTGAATGGATGACAACATATAACGCCAGTGAACAACACAAAGATCATATCCGGCAAAGGTTTTTAGATAACGAAAAAGATATCTATATAGTCCTTTATAATGCAATGGTGAGCATTGATGCTCCCAAAACCCTATTTTTTCCTTCGCTTGATGACATGAAAATGATTAATAAAAAATACCCTTTGAAGGCATGGTTCCTCCGATACAAGGAAAACAAAGAAGAAACCTCAGCCCAAGGATACCTATGGACGGATGGTTTACTGGATGTTATGACGCATCTAGTTGAGGATAGGTTATTATCGAAAATTGACAAAGTATCTTTCAAAGATAATGTGTCTCTAATCCAGGAGAAATTGGTCAATGGTGATTACCCGCCGGAGGAGTTCAGCCCATGCGCTGAGGAAATACAGGCTCTCTATGAAGCATACAAAAATGAACGAAGCATAATAGATAAGACATACAACCGCTTAAAAGGCAAGGAACAGCGAGATAAAGAATTACTAATCGATGCTGGTTACTGGCACCAAGCAGAAGAAAATATTTACTTAGATAATATTAAAAAATATAAGCAGCAACGCAATCAGAAATACAGGGAAACTGATGTGACGTTTAACTTGTTAACTGATGGGATATTCAACAGATATCAATTGGCAACGATAGCAAACGCTCTTGGTTGTATGAAAAATTCCACAGAAGATTTTATCATTAACTTATTCTGGCCGGTTTTTGAATATTTGAATGCCAAGCTTCAGCCAAAGAGATATTTCTATAAAAAATCAGATGATGGGGATATATCGTTTTTGCATGAGAAGTATAAAAAGATAGAGGTACCGGCGGTTGACAATAATAGTATAATCAAACATATTGATCTTCTTGAAAAAAGTAGGCTGAAAATCATAGATCCTGTTACAGTCAGGGCTAGGTTAATAAATGATTCCGCGATTAAAATAATTGAGTCGGAATTAAAAATTGTAGGTTTTATCTGGCTTGATGTTGAAATCGAAAATGAAGAAATATTTCTGGCTTATAATGGTGTACCTCTGCTAAAACCTTTTGCAGATAGTTCGCAGATTAATGAGTATAACATATCGATGCTAGAAAAGGTAAAGGTTAAATTGCTAGAATCCAAAAACAAAAAGAGCATAGGGATGATTATAACTGAGATAAAAAGTAAATAGTGGGCAAGCTCGGTCTAAGGTTTACTGCGCACCGTAGGTGCTTGTTCACCTATAGCCCGAGTCCTCCGGACCCACCTTTGTGGAATAGTGACGAGCTATTACTACAAATATTAAGGAGTTCAGTATGGAAACAATTGTGATAACGCAGGAAAGAATGGCTGGTTGGTTGATGTTTAACCGATTCCATAAGTTAGATGAAAAAACTGACTTAAAAGATGGCGGTAGAAAAATATTTATATTTAAAGACACGCCAGAATTAAGAGAAACTATGGAACAATATAGCCAGTATAAAGAAATGTTAGGTTGTTGGAGGTAGACGTAACAAAATGGAGAGCGGGACAGATAAGAAAATCAGAAAACAAATACTTAAAGACATTAAGTTTAAGGAAACATCTGAATATAAAGACGGGAAAGAAAAAATTTGGCATTATGAGTTTAGTCGGGCTATCCGTTCATATAAATCAGAAGAATTATTTGAAAAGCCGACAAGTGAATTAATTAACAGCATTGCAGAAAAGATAGTGGTTAAAATAAAGGATAATTGGGGTAGTGAATCTGTCCTTACAGAACAACAAATAAACTTCTATTTTGACTGTTCAAAGTTAATTTTAGGGGATTCAAAAACTAATAAACCGGTATTAGTACCGGTAAAATGTGGTTTTGGAAAATCAACATTTATTAAAGCATATATAAGCACAATAATTCAAGCAGTAAGAGATGGACTATTGCCCGAGAGCTATATGAGAATGATTATAGCTACTAACGAAATTAAGGATTTAAGCAATTTACAGAAAGATATTGAAAAAGAATTTGGTGCCTATGATGAATGCTACATAACAGGCTGGGAAGGCATAAATGAACCAGATATTAAAATACCATATGTGTATTATCTTGAAGGTTGGAGCAAGTCTATTAAATGCCAGAAAGATATAAGAAGTTATTCTGAGAGTCTAGAATACTGTAATGAAAATAATTGTGGTGATTATTTTTCTTGTAAACTCGGTAGGCAAATGGATGAACAAGTGAATTCGCCCATATTGGCAATTAGTAATCAAAGACTTGCCTATATGTTGAATTATGATGATGCAAATGAAGGTATTAATAAACTAAGAAAATATAACAGTAAACATGAAGGTGAACAATGGCGCAATATTCTTCTTATTGATGAAAAACCTAAGATTATTAATCCTAAAATAGTAACAATTGGAAGCATATTAAGAGTCATGTCAAAAGTAGATGAACGTTATGCTAATACTGATGAAGAAAAAGCAGATAAGCAATTGATGTTTAATGAATTGAAAGAAATTCATGGATTTTTAGATAATATACGACAAGAATTTAAGGAACAAAAATATTCGTATTTTGTATCTTATCATAATAGTCTCTCAAAAGAATTTATTGAAACATGGATTAAGCATTTCAAAACTGCAAATATTGGGCAATTAAACGATTTAAATGATATACTCATAAATGGAGGTTTGTATGTAAACTTAACGGAAAAGAATTATTTCTATACGATTACAAAAAATCGGTTTAATATTGCTAACATGAAAACCTTCGTTTTTGATGGTACTGCAGAGCTAAGCTTAGAATATGATGGAGAGAATAGCTTCATCTTTCTTGATGTAGATGATTACAAAGATTTTAATAACTTAACCTTTAATATAATTAATGAGAATTATAGTAAATCGTCGATTATTGATAATCCTTCCAAACTGGAGCCTGTGGCAAAATGGATAAACAATAATTTTAAAAAAGATATGTTCATTATTTCACATAAAAAATGTCAGAAGAACAGAGATGAAATTATCCAGGTAAATCAGAAATTAACAAATTTATTAAGAGATAATGCGTATGTTATAAAAACGGTTGATAGTCTTGGTAATCACATTGTACCGTATTTTGGAATAACGAAAGGTAAGAACGATTGGAGCAATTGTGAGGTTATGGTTCAGATAGGGTGGAATAGATACCGAGAAGATGTTTACATTTCGGAATATTTAGCTGCAAATGAGCAAATAAAACAAAAAATTTCTGAAGAGTACGAAAAGATTAAATTTAAACAAACGGAGATTATATTTGGTAATGATTATGGACAATTCAAGCTTCCAGATTTGGAATTATTTAGATTATTGAAGATGGCAGTTGACCTAGAACAAGAAGTATATAGAACAAAAATAAGAAATTTTGGTGATATAAATTCACCAGTAAATGTTTATCTTTTTGGTGCTTCCGATACATTAAGAGAAATAATTGGGCAGAGGTTTAAGGGATGTCATATAAGAAATTTGTCCAATATTAGTGAGTTTCAAGAGTTTAAGAAATTAAGCCGAAAAGATAATGAACATGTGAAAAGACTTATTGACTGGATAGATAATGACTTCTTGATAAATGGGAATATCATAACTGGACGTAAGCAAATGAAATCAACAGATATAAAAAGAAGACTTAATATTACTGACAGGCAATGGCAATATTTGTTTAATGAAGATAAAGATTTCAAAGAAATGCTTAAGCGTAGACGTTTGACGCAGACAAAGGAAAGAGGAGTTAATTACCTAAAAAAATATTAGCTTTTTTAAACAAAATACCAGTAAAACAACAGCATATCTAGCATGTAGCAACGTAAACTCTATTAATATATATTATATAGAAATTTTGGCAGATTAAACCAATAATTGGATTATAATGCAGGTTTTTTATAGATATAAAGGTTGGTGGCGATAAAATAGCATCATGGCTTGACTATTGTATAGTGGAGATTAGGTTAAAAAGCAAACCGTAAAAGAAAAATAAAAAAATATTATTATATTTATAACTATAAATCAGGCTGTCCTGCTCAGAGATGGGTAGGCAGCCTTTTTATATACTAAAAATAGAAAGAGGTTTTTAAAATGAATGAAATTATTAAATTGTTATTAACGGACTTTGCACACTTTTATATTGGCCTGGCAGTATTTCTGGTGGCTTGGGGAGCGTTATATTTCATGGTAGAAGCTTTGAACAAACTTATTAACAAAGCATATAGAAAGTTTAAAGCTTATCAAAAGAGAAAAGAAGTCTGTTCTAATACACAAAATATAGACAATTAATCGGAGGAATATATGGAATTTAAGAAATTAAAAATAGCTGAGCTGAGACCAGCCTTATATAATCCAAGAAAGGACTTACAGCCGGGTAATGACGAGTATGAAAAGATAAAGAACAGTATATTGGAATTCGGCTATATTGAGCCGGTTATTGTTAATAATGATATGACTGTAATTTCAGGCCATCAAAGGCTGAAGGTGCTTAGAGAGCTGGGGTTTAATGAAATTGATTGTGTTGTTATAGAGGTGGATAAAACTCAAGAGAAAGCACTTAATGTTGCATTAAACAGAATCACTGGTGAGTGGGATATGCCTGCTTTGGCTAAATTGTTAGATGAGCTGAGAGTAGATGATTATGATTTTACTCTTAGTGGCTTTGACCTCTCCGAGGCTGAGAAATTATGGGATGAATACTTGGAAGATAAGCCAATAGATACTTTACAAGATGATGATTTCGATATCGAATTACCAGAAGAACCTATTTCTAAGCTAGGTGATTTATGGTTATTGGGAAAGCATCGGTTATATTGTGGTGACAGTACTTCAGAAAACGATGTTGGTATTTTGATGGGTGGGGATAAAGCAGATTTAGTTTTTAGCGACCCACCCTGGAATGTTAATTACGGTGGTAGTAATCATCCCTCCTGGAAACAGAGAACAATTTTAAATGATTGTATGTCAACAGAAGAATTTAAGGAATTTATGAATTCAACTTTTAAAATCATGAACCAGTTTTCTAAATGTGGTTGTATGACATATATTGTTATGTCGGCTCAAGAATGGGGTTCTCTGATGTTGGCGTTAAGAGAGAACGACTACCACTGGAGCTCAACAATAATTTGGAATAAGGATTCGCTGGTGCTTTCAAGAAAAGATTATCACACAAAATATGAACCGATATGGTATGGCTGGAAAGATGGAGAGTCAAGGCTTCACCCTTTAGAAGATAGAAAGCAAAGTGATGTTTGGGACATTCCAAGACCTAAAGTATCTGAGTTGCATCCTAACTGCAAACCAGTCGAATTAGTTATTAGAGCTATAAAGAACAGCAGTAATATGAAAGATACAGTTCTTGATTTATTTGGTGGGTCGGGAAGTACATTAATAGCTTGTGAAGGAACAGAACGTATATGTAGAATGATGGAGCTCGACCCTAAATATTGTGATGTTATTGTCCAGAGATATATTGATAAAGTAGGTTCATCCGATGAGGTCTTTCTACTTAGAGGGAAAGAGAAAATACCTTTTGAAAAAGTGAAGAAATAACTTGCTTTAACTGCCTTTTAGAGTGATTAATAGACTAATAAAATTAGAAAGGCGGTTTTAGTATGGATGAAAAGGATTTTTTAGAAGTTTTACGGGAAGCCCTATTGCTGGATATTGATGAACTAAGCGCTATCAAAAGTGTAAGGACTTTCAAAGAATGCGGCATGTTGGTAGTCAATCCGGGGCTAGTGGTTAAGATGAAAGATGGCTACGAGTTCCAACTTGTGGTCATAAGAAGTTAGGCGAGGTGGCTACCGTGAATAATAAACAACCAGTACATTATGGTAAAGGTTTCTGGATATTCATGGCTGTGATGATATGCATATTTGCCTGGAATTGGATATTAGGCATAGTAGTTTTGATTTTTTTATATATGATTAGCTCTTTATTATGAAAAGATAGATAAGCGCTAGTTATGCAAATTTATATAGGATATAAAGGGCAAGGAAGTATTATCTTCTTTGCCTTATTTATTAGAAAGGTGGTTAGAAGATGTGGGAAAAAAGGCAGCAATCACTAAATATGATACGGACATTCTACCTCGACTTTCGGACATTCAGCAGTGGATATCCGAGGGCGATTCTATAAGGGATTTATGTAAGAAATTATCAATAAGCCCGGATACTTGGTATCGGTATTGTAAGGAACACGAAACCCTTTCGGAACTTGTTGAGCTGGGCAGATGTTTGTTGAATGCGGACGTGGAAAAATCACTTTTTAGGCTTTGTATAGGTTATGAGTATGAGGAGCTCAAGACCATTATCGAGGAAGATAAAAATGGCAAAAAGCGTACGAGGATTGAAAAATTAAAGAGGTATCAGCCCCCATCGGCTCAAGCTATTGCTTTCTATCTGCGGAACCGTTGCCCTGAGCAGTGGTCAGATAAACGGGAGATTATTTTGGACACTACCAATGAACAGGCTCGTAAAGAGCTATTTCTTCAAATGCTGGAGGATGCGGGAGAGGTTATTGATGTGGAAAGTAAAGACGTTTCCGAAGGCAAAGAACAAGACTCTGAACTGGACTTTTGATTGCGGAATTAGGGTTATGTCATCGGAATTAGCTTGACTTATGCCATGAGTAGAGTGATTAATGGACTACCAATAGAATTGAGGTGTCTATTATGGATTTAAAGGATTTTGAACTTTATCTGATGCGTGAGGAGCGCAGCATAAATACTATCTCCTGCTATCTTCGGGATGCGCAGGCTTTTCTAAGTTGGTATGACAAAGAGCTAAGCAAGATAAACGAGTTTGACCTCATTGCCTATAAGCGCTACCTACTTGCTAAAGAGAAAACGGTTATAACGGCTAACCGCAAAATAGCTGCCATTAATGCCTTTTGCCGATACCTTTACAACGAGAGAATAATACCAGAAGCTTATGCCGCAAAACTGGTCAAGAATCGAGATAAACCTGAATATCGCGGAATACTTGAGGATGAGCTTCACAAGTTAAGAGAATATATACTAGCAAAAGGTAATCTGCTGCATATCTGCATCATTGAATTGCTCCTGGCAACTGGTATGAGGGTAAGTGAGCTTACGGGATTAACTTTAAATGATATAAGCTTGAACGAAGATAGTGGTTCCATTAAGGTTATAGGCAAAGGACTGGTCAACCGCACGTTGCCGCTTAACACCGCCGCAAGGCAGGCAGTGGAACAATACCTCCGGGTTAGAAAAGAAAACGGCACACAGCGCCTGTTATTGGGACAGCGTGGCGCATTAGGAAGAGGAGCAGTAGAGATTATCCTGGCAAAGTATGGAACCGAGCTTGGCATAAAGGTAACACCACATAAACTTAGGCATTCTTTGGCATATAAGCTCATTAAAACAGGTACACCCATGACGACTATCCAGCAGGTGCTTGGACATGAAAGTATTTTAACGACCAACCTCTATACGCAAACAAGAGAAAAAGACAAGGTTGAGGCTTTGGAAAGCCTTGTCTGGTAGATAAATTTAACTCCAATATAAAAAAGGAGTTGCCTTATGGGCAGCTCTTTTTCTTATGGGAAGACCCAGGGGTCCTTCTATTTGGCCATCTAAAGGGCGTAGCTGGGGTCGCGGAGATTTTTGCACTACAATTTTTTAGAAACTATTTAATGTACTCATCGAAGGGTACTTTGAGAATATTGACATTAGGGTATGATTTCTTGAGATTTTCAACATATGCTGTGAAGTCGTTGGCTGAGTAGTAAAAAACGTATTTATGTAAAGCACCATCATTAGCGGCTAATCTTATGACATCTTTTTTAAGCTTATCGTTGCTTTTCGGAGATGTGGCCGAAAAAGTCTCGGCAATTATTGATTTATCAGTTGATTCAATATCATAACCAGAGGTGGTGCCAAGATTTAGTGTGAAGGCCATCTGCGGATATGTCTTTATTAAAAAGATAACGCCCTCAACGGAAACCAAGTAGGTAAACATTTGATTTAATTGTTCCATAAGATTAATTGGTTTATTTGCTAATGGTTCAAATCCAATCTCAGCAAATTTAAGATTATACATAAGGTCAATGGCAGTGGTATTTGATGCTAGTGCCAATATATTTGATTTTGCAATATCGGCGGATTTAATAATTTCATTACGAAGATAATTAGCATCATCAATAGATGATATTATTCTTACTTTACTCATGTTGGTTACTCCATAATCAGTAATATTTACAAGTATCATACTACAAAAAAAATAATAAAGAAAGGTGGTTAAATGCAAATAACAGAAGAACAAACACGAGAAAATAAACTGCTTAAGCAGTATCTGGATAAATACTTTACGGAAGAAAAAATAAAAGTTCTGGTAACTGAATTTTCATTTTCGGAGCTGAGAAAGCTTCTCGGAGAAATTGATATAGAATTTTTTGCCCTGTGCTATTTTCCTAAATACTTCGATAGGAAGTTTGGCAAGTTTCATAAAGAGCTATTTAATGAGCTAAAATACATGTTGGACAATAACGGACTTATAGAGGCCTTCGGTCTGCCCAGGGAACACGGAAAATCCACAATCAACTCATTCCTCTTCCCTCTATACTCTTGCTTATACGGTAAATCCGAATTTACCCTTATAATATCAGCTACAGAGCAAATTGCTCTTCCCTTTCTGGACATGATTAAGGACGAGCTGGAAAACAATCGCCTTCTCATTGAGGATTTCTGCATTGAAAAAGGTAACAGGTGGAACAACAATGAGATTTGGATTAGAGGTAAAGGGGGGTTAGACGCTTGCATAATGATTAGAGGAATTGATGGTTCCCTGCGCGGTATCCACTTCAAGCAACATAGGCCTCAGCTTGTGCTTTTAGATGATTTATTAAAGGATGATACGGCTAAATCGGAGACAAAGCGTGAGCAGGTTAAAAGCACATTTTGCGATGTGGTGATACCTATCGGTACGAAAGAAACCAATATCCTCATCGTTGGTACTATTTTGAATGAGGAAGACCTGATGGCTGACCTCTTAAAGGGCAAAATCCCTGGGGTCAGAAGCATCCGGCAATCTGCTGTCTTATCTTTTTCGGAAAGAGATGACCTTTGGGGGGAATGGGAACGATTATATAATGACCTATCCGATGACGACCGCATCAATACAGCCAGGGCATACTTTGAAGAAAACAATGAAGAGATGCTGGAGGGTACGGAGATATTATGGTCTGAATATCTGGATTACTATTATTTGATGTGTAAGAAGCAGTCTATGGGCTCGAAGTCCTTTTTGAAAGAGCTTCAGAACGACCCCCGTTCAACTGATGACTATATATTCCAAAACATCCAGATGTGGCAGAAACTGCCGGATTATGAGGAACTGGAAATAGTAATGTATATTGACCCTGCTATAAAGGCTGGTAAACGCAGCGATTATTCAGCCATTACTATTTTGGGCAAACATCAAAAAACAGGCCAGATGTACGTTATAGATGGAAGCATCCATAAACTGCTCCCGGACGATTTCTTTACGGTAGCTATTGGGAAACTGAAAATGTATCCAGTGGAGAGAATCGGTTTTGAAGCGACCCAGGCTCAAAGTTACATGGAAAAAAAGTTTGAGGAAAGGTTATGGGAGAAAAAAGTTTATACGCCAGTAGAAGAAGTTAATTCCAAAGGGCAGAAGGGCGAACGGATAATTACCATAGAACCTGACGTGAAGCGTGGCTTTATCCTTTTTAATCCTAATAACATTGCCTACAACAATCAGGTAAGAGATTACAATAAGGGCGCTAGATTTGATGATGCGCCAGACAGCCTTGTCGGAGCAGTTAAAATGGCGCAGGGAATGCAAAGATTAAAGTTTTATGATAGAAGCCTGCTTTTTTAATAATTTCTTATCATATTTGATTAGAGGAATCGCTGAATAAATTCTTTCTTTATATAAATACTAAAAGAATTAAAATCATTGGAAGGAAAGAATTATGGACAATAATAAAAACAGAATGAAAGACCGAGAAAAAAGCAATGCTGAGTTGAGAAAGATAAATCCAAAAGAAAATTCGGATGTAGGAATTATTGATGGTAAAAAAATAGGTGTGCATGATAATAAGCATGAAAAGAATTGAAATAGTCAAAGCCCTCAGTGTTGAGGGCTATTTTTATAACCATTTTAAGGAGGTGATAAATATTTGAACATCGATGAAAAATTAATAGTACAGTGCCTGAACGAGTTGAATAATCAGGCCAGGCATAAACAAATTTACAGGGATTATTATGAGGGAAACCACAGTATACTTAAAAACTATACAATGCAGGATTCCCGCAGCAATATGAAGCTGGTATTTAACTATCCTAGGAAGTTTGTGGATAATGAGGCCGGGTATCTGTTGGGTAAGCCGGTAAACTATATTTCCAAGTCCGATGACGGGGAGATTATCGACAAGATTGACGCTAATTTGAGCCATTGGGATAAAGAGAATAATCTAAATCTGAGAAAGCAGTCAGAGATATTTGGGGAGAGTTATGAGCTTAATTACATAAACGGAGATGGTGAGTTCTCGGCAGCTATCCTTAATCCGCTTAACTGTTATGTATTGGAGGATGGTACGGCAGATAGGAATGCTCTTTTGGCAATCCATAGGTTTACTAAACCATTTGATACCAAAGAATATATGGATGTCTATACGGATACACAGATATTACACTATCATATTGGAGAGGTTGGTATTGGCGGGACGGTCTATTCGGAAGGCAGCTTGGATTATCTGGGCAGTCATGAACATATCTTTGGCAGAGCGCCGGTTTTGGTCTGCCCGGCTAATAGCGAAAAGAGAAGCGGCTTTCACGACCTCATATCCCTAATTGACGCATATAATGCGGTAAACTCTGACTTGGTAAATGAAATTTGTGACCATCGAAACGCTTACCTGATTATAGAGAACGCAAAAATCGAAGAAGAAGATTTGCTGAAGATGAAATCCATGGGTATTATCCAGGTACCATCAGGGGGAAAAGTTTACTGGCTTACAAAGGATATAAACGATTCGTTCGTGAAAGATGAAATGGATAATATTGAAAGTAAGATTTTTGACCTTATGGATGAAACCGATTTCAATCAAGGCTGGGCCGCAAACACCTCTTCGCTAGCCTTGAAAAATAAACTGCTCAATCTGGAGAACAGAGTAGCGATGAGAGAGGCCATAATGGAGAAAGTTATTAAACAGAGGCTTAAAAACCTCTTTCTTTTTTTATCTAAAAAGGAAGGTAAGCTTTATGACTACCGTGATGTCACTGTTAAATTTACCAGAAATTTACCTACCGATTTAACTGGCTTGGCGGATGTGATTACAAAACTTCAGGAAGTATGTTCACAGGAGAGCCTGCTAGCGCTTTTGCCATTCGTGGAAAATCCGAAAATTGAGTTGCAAAAATTCAGGGCTGAACAGAATCTGAAGAATCCGGAGACGGGAGAAATTGCTTCCTTAAATTCAAACGATATTGTTGTTTAAATAATGGATTTCAGGGTCTTTATATGGCGGGTAAGGTAAATATACTCCCGCTGTTTTTTTATGCCCGTAAATAAGCTAATTACAAATAAGGGATTTTAAGCAAATTTGCCTATATGCGCAGCTAAAGTGGTGAATTCTTGAAATATATGGAATAAATAATTACGCCCGTTTTTAAGGGGGAAAGGAAGTGAAAATTATTGGCAAGATTAACAAAAGAAGAAAAGGCTGATTTAGTTTTTTTCATTAATGAAAAGGGCGAGATTCAATACTTCAAAAAATGCCTGCGGTGTGTACATAGTTGTAAACAATCTTTCCGCTGTCTAGAAGTAATTTGCCCAAAATATAAGAGAAGATGATTTGTCCCTAGCATGACACTAAACTGCTTATTTTTATATGTGTCCGGGCTTAAGGTCGGATGTATCAAATTATAAAGGAGAAATTTTAAATGACTATTGATGATTTGAAAACTTTTATTGAGGAAAACAAAACAAATGAGGAAGTACAAACATATCTTCGGGGTTTGATGAGCGTTGAAGGCGTGAAGAAATTCTTGGCGGGAAACGATGATGGTAAACGCTGGCTGGATTCGGAGCGGGACAAGCACGCTGAGAAGTCCTTATCTACTTGGAAGACAAACAATTTGCAAAAGGAAGTGAACAAGCGTATTGCAGAGCTTTATCCCGAAGAATCTGAGGAAAAGAAACAGCTACGTGAACTTAATGCCAAAATAGAAAAGATGGAGGTCGAAAAGCAAAGAGAGGTCTTGAAAAATATGGCGTTGACTCTAGCTTCTGAAAAGAGGCTGCCAATTAATGGCATTATTGATTTGGTCATTGCCGATGACGAAGATGCAACAGTAGCCAATATTAACAGATTTGAAGAGATATTTGGGGCGTCGGTTCAAGCAGCAGTAGAAGAAAGACTAAAAAATAACAATTATACCCCGCCCAATAACCAAAGTGTGAACACACAACCTAAAGATTTAAACGAAGCGCTGAAGAGTTATTATAACGGGAAAACAGTTTCTTAAAAACGAAAGGTAGGTTAAAAAATCATGACAGTTACATTAGCACAAGCAAAACTTAATACGCAAGATGATATACAAAAAGGGGTAATAGATGAATTTAGAAAGAGCTCCTTTTTACTGGACAATATGACCTTTGACGATGCGGTAAGTCCTGGAACAAACGGAGCTACACTTACATATGGCTATACCCGTCTTATTACCCAACCGACCGCGGCATTTAGGGCTATAAATAGCGAGTACAGCACCCAGGAAGTTACCAAAAACAGATATACAGTAGAACTTAAACCATTTGGCGGTTCTTTTGCCGTGGACAGAATAATCGCAAGCACGAGTGGTCTCATAGACGAGGTCAACTTGCAGGTTAGCCAAAAGGTAAAAGCTGCGAAAGCATTATTTCATGATACCGTTATTAACGGCGATACGGCGGTTAATGAGAATGCCTTTGATGGTCTGGATAAAGCCATAACAGGTTCAACAACAGAATTTAATGATGATTCATCAATTGACCTTTCCACATCGGCTTTAATGGATACAAATTACAAAGAGTTCCTTGACCTTATGGATGAATTTCTTTCTAATCTTGATGGCAAACCAACATTCCTTGGTGGTAATTCCAAGCTCATAACCAAGATTAAAGCCGTAGCCAGGAGGGCTGGATATCTGACTCAAAGTGAGGATGCTTTTGGGAGAAAAGTCGATGCTTATGACGGTATTGTCTTAGTTGACTTAGGAGCCAAGGTTGGTAGCAATGACCCTGTGGTTTCCATAGTGGATACCAGGAAGCCCAATGGTACGGATATAGTTACAGGTTTAACAGATTTATATGCTGCAAGGCTCTCCTTAGATGGTTTCCATGCGGTATCCCTTGCCAATCAAGACTTGGTAAAGATATGGTTACCAGATTTTAATACTGCTGGTGCTGTTAAAAATGGGGAAGTAGAGATGGTAGCTGCTGTCGCCCTTAAGGCAACTAAGAGCGCAGGCGTATTTAGAAATATTAAAGTATCTTAAAGGAGGTGAAAAATATGAAATATCAATTATTTAAAAACAACTCATATGATAAAAAAGACCAGTTCGCCGTAATAGAATTTTACCACGGAGTTGAGCTGAGTGATGTTCCCCAGCTCCAAAAATGGATTAAGAAAAATGACTATAAAATAGTAGAATATCTTGACAGAGAGGTTTTTGAACATATGTCATATGGAGAGGTTTTTGATTATGCAAGTTCAATGGGCTTTAATGGCATTGGCTGTAAAAAAGAAGAGCTTATCGACGCAATTGAGAAAATCTATGAACGGGCATGTACTTATGATGATTGAGCTTATGAAATTATTATTAAACATAGACAGTAATGATACCAGCTTAGATGCAATATTAGAGTTGTATTCAACTAAGGCACAAGCAATAATTATGGGTTACTGTAACACAGATGAGTTAGATGAAAAATATGACGGCGTACTTACACAGTACGCCGTCTTTCTGTATAGAAACAGAGATTGCGAAGGTTTAACTCAAAAAAGGGAAGGCGAAAAGAGTGTTGTATTCGAAGGGGCCATACCCGATTCAATAAAGCTGCAACTCCCCTTGCCAAGGATTAAGGTGATTGGCCATGTTTTATAACACTAAGGTGAAAGTATATGATTATCCTGGCTCAACACTTATAAAAACCATATATGCAGACCTTCAGCCCTATTCCGCGACACTTAATCTGGATTATGGGTTATCTTTGGAAATCTCCCACAGACTGTTTTGTGATTATATAAAGGACATAGGGGCTAATTCTTACTTAAAGATAGATTGTGATTATTACAAGGTCATGGATATAAAGACCTGGAGCGATTATCTGGAGATTTACCTTTACAAGTGCCAAAGGTAGGTGGTCTGATGAACGGAACAATTGATGACCTTATAGACTTTCTTCTCTTTGAAAAGGGTAAAGATATTAAGGTAAACGGAGTCAGTCAAAGGGCTATAATAACCGAAGCGAACGAAAAAATAGCTCAGAACGCGGATAAATATATCCACTGCAAATTTACCATACAAACAGGAGACATAATTGAATACGATAATAAAAAGTATATAATAACCAGCCAGATTATTAAGAGCACCAATTCTTACTGCGCAAGGCTAGAGCAATGCACTTATAACATAGCATTTAATTTTAAAGGTAAGATAGAACGGTTTGATGCTTTTATAGAGACTAAAGTCATGGATATTGAAACCAATCAGTTTATGAGTCTACCAAGTGGAAAGATTATAGTCTATCTTCGGGAAAATACTTATTCGAAAAGTATAGCGTTAAGACAGCGCTTTATTAATACAGGACAAGCCTGGGAGGTTACCGGTATAGACCGGTCAGCTCTTGGATTGGTCAAGTTATATTGTGATCTTACTACTACTGCTAAGGATGACGATTTGGTAAATGAAATCGCAGGTTATTTAAAGTATGCCCGTAGTTATACCCTAAGCATTGCCAACAAACAACCTGTCGGAATTATTAAAGGTGGAACGACTCAGTTGGTTTTTGTCTCAACCGATGGTAATTCAACTGTAAAAGAGCTGCCTAAATTAGTTTGTTCTTCTTCTGATACAACAATTGCATTAGTAACTGATACAGGCTTGATTACAGGCATAACCGAAGGAAACGCAGTTATTAACTGCTATATGGCAGATTATCCCGAGGTTTCAATGCAGGCTATTATTAGGATAAGTGAAACCGTTGCAGACAGTTATTCTATAAGTATAAGCGGAAAGGCCGAGGTTAGTATTGGCGGCCTTTATTATACATATATGGCTAGTGTATATAAAAATGGTATTGAAGTTGGTGATAAGTCTGTAGTCTGGTCAATCAGTAATGAAGACGATTCAACTGAAGCTAAGGTTAGAATACACTCTTATACGGAAACAACCTGTAGGCTTATTGCTATAGATAGTAAAGATAATTTATGGGAAACAATTATTTTAAAAGCAACTCTATCTGATGATAGCAGTGTTTATGGTGAACAAAGAATTAAATTAATCAGTTTAATATAAAAAATAAAGGACGAGTGAAATAGATTTATGCCAAAAATGAGAACATTGAAAGAAGCTTATGATTATATAAAGAAAATAGACCCTGCAACAGCCATTACACAAAACGCTTTGCGTCGTATGGTAGTATCGGGTCAGGTTCCCTGTGTTAAAGCCGGTAAGAAATATCTTATAGATATGGATGTATTATTTGAATATTTGAAAGGTACAAACCCTGAAGATGTCTTGCCGGGATACATAAACCCATTGAAAAAGGCTGGTAAAAGATAATGAATATATGGGATATAAACATCAAAAAAGGCTTGCTAAATGTAGGTTTCAGAGGTAATATGTCCACTAACCAAACGAAGAGGAGTGATGATTAGTGGCATCGATAATAGAGCGTAATGGCAGTTATCTTATTATGGTGAGTATTGGATACGACCTAAGTGGCAGGCAGCTTAGAAAGACCATGAGCTGGAAACCTGAGGAAGGAATGACTGCCAAGCAGATTGAGAAAGCTGTCAACGAACAGGCGGTATTCTTTGAGAAGAAAGTCCTATCCGGTCAGGTGCTGGATGGTAATGTAACTTTTGCCGAGTTTACGGAGCGCTGGTGTAGAGATTACGCAGAAAGCCAGCTTGCTCCTAAGACTTATGCCAGATACCAATCCATGTTAAAAAGGATATTGCCTGAGATTGGTCATCTAAAATTAAATAAACTCCAGCCGCACCATCTCATGGAGCTGTATCAGAAGCTGGGTAACGATGTGAACAGACGAGGGATATCTTTCCTGCCCACAGGCGAATTTATGGACACCTTTGAAGAAAGTGGCTATACAATGGATTATCTTTCCGAGGCAAGTGGATTACATATAAATACCATATATAACATCTTTAAGGGGATACCAGTAGCCGAGCAAACCGCATGTAAAGTGTGTGACTTGCTCGGCATTCGTTTTAATGAGGGCTTTGAACCATCAAAGCCCTTGAAGTATTTAAGCAATAAGACCATCAGGCATCATCACCGGTTAATATCCTCTATACTGAATCAGGCGGTTTATTGGCAGGTTATCCCTTCAAATCCGGCATCGAGGGTTAAACCGCCAAAGGTCGAACGCGTTGAGGCCAAATATCTTGACGAAAAGCAAACTGCAAAGTTGCTGGAGCTATTGGAAGGAGAGTCTATGCAGCACAGGACGATGATCAAGATGTTTATTTTCAGCGGACTCAGGCGGGGTGAGATGTGTGGCTTGGAGTGGAAAGATATTGATTTTGAGAACCAGATGATCACCGTGCGGAGGTCGTCGCAGTATGTATCTGGTATTGGAATATTTACGAAGGGAACCAAAACGGCGACTTCGGATAGGACGATAAAGCTCCCAGCACAGGCTTTTGAAATACTAAAGGAGTACAAAAAGTGGCAGAATGAGGAACGCCTGAAAATGGGGGATAGATGGGAAGATAATGACCGCATTTTTACGCAATGTGACGGGAAGCCTGTTAATCCCGATTCGATAACCAGCTACTTTCGTGATTTAATAGCTAAGACAGACTTACCACAAATATCTATACATTCTTTGAGGCATACCAATATAACCTTGCAGATAGCGGCTGGGGTACCGCTCCGGACGGTGTCTAAACGAAGTGGCCACGCACAAACTTCGACGACTATAAATCTCTACACGCATGCGCTGCAAAGTTCGGACGAGATGGCTTCGGAGGTGCTGGAGGATATTTTGAAGCCGAAAAAAGTTAATGTAAAATAAAATATAAATAGCCAATTTCAATATTCTTATTTTAATATATAATTTTAATAATTATTTTAAACTAGATAGTATTAGTGATAAGGTTCCAATTAATATTCTGATAATTTAAAGTTTTTTTCTAAGCTACTATTGCAAATTAAATCGGAATATATTATGATATAAATAAACATACGTGCATGAATAATAAATATAAAGGGGGGGGGGTATATATATTGTGGAAACTTTGGAGCTTAATAATAAGAAAGCCTTTGTAACAGGTGGATGCTCTGGCATAGGGAAAGCTATATCTGAGGCTTTGATTGCTAATGGTGCCAATGTAGTTATCATGGATTATGCTGACGAAGAAAGACGCTTGGTAGTGAAAAAAGAATTGGGCGACAAATGTGAGGTAGTCTTTGGAGACGTTACCAGTGAAGAAAACGTTAAAAAAGTGATTGACTTTACAGTGGAAAAATATGGCACGCTAGACATAGCTGTTAATTGCGCCGGCTTAAATGACCTTGGGAACATCTGGGAACTTGATGCTGACAGCTGGGATCATACTGTAAAAATTTGTTTATATGGAACATTTTACACGATTAAAAATGCATCTAGTAAGATGATCGATCTGGGTGTCAAGGGTGTAATTATTAATATTTCCTCTTTGAATTCAACAGTTCCTTATTATCAGTATGCAGGTTATTGTTCCTCAAAAGCGGCTGTTGATATGCTGACAAGGGTGGCATCATTAGATTTAGGAGTTCATGGTATACGTGTTGTGGCAGTTGCTCCAGGATGGATTGATACCCCTCTTACAAACGCCCTTATTGAATCGGCTAAGGATATTATTCTTGAAGAAACTCCATTGGGAAGAGTGGGAGATCCTTCAGATGTAGCTAATGCGGTCGTTTATCTTGCATCGGACAAAGCTTCCTATATTACAGGTACTGTATTGACCATAGATGGGGGCCAAGAAAATAAGGCATATCCAGATTTCTTGAAGCTATTTGGCATGAGATAAAAAAGTCTTTTTCAATATGCATTAGCTGCTCCTCATGTAAGATATTCTACTATTTTCCCCATTGATTTTAAAAAATTATTGAATAAAAAAAGGAGGTTCACGAATTATGGAAAATACTCAAAAACATAGTCCTATCTGGAAAAGTTTAATAACCTCAATAGTTGTATTGGTGGTTGTTATTGGCATAATGATACTATTTACTATGGCAAAATTGCCATTTTGGCCATTCATACTATTTTTATTTTGGTATTCTACAGTTCTAAAAATGGATCCTACTTCTTTTGTCCCTACAGCTGTGGGAGGTGCAATTGGTTTAGTAGTGTCTTATTCTACCGTATATCTGACTCCGCTCATCGGTGCAACTAATGCAACTATTGTATTATTAGCTATTGTTGTTGTTCTACTTACTATTCTTGTTGATGGGCGATTCAAATATATAGAAGGCCAGTGTTTTCTCCTTATTACTGTCTTGCTAAATATACCCGGAATTATCACATCTCCTGCTGCAGGGACGCTTCCTGGTATTTTGATCTCTTATGCGATAGCGGTGGTGGTCTTTGTCGTTATTGGTTTAATTTTTAAGGCAAGGATGAACGCAGCAGTGAAAAAGGCAGATAAGCAAGCGAGTGCTTCCTAAAGTAATTTATCATGGATAAAGATTGTTTTTGGATAATTAAGTAAAAACTTGATTCATCTGAAAGATATACTGACAAAAGCCTTGAAAAAATATTATTTAAATCTATATGTTGTAATGTAAATAAAACAAGGGAGGAAATTTAAATGACAAAGGTAGACGGTGCTGCAATTTAGCAAAAGCTTTAAAAAATGAAGGGGTAGAAAAGATCTTTACACTCACAGGCGGGCATATTTTTAGAGTCTATCAGGAAGCGGAGAAACTGGGTATTGAGATTGTTGACTGCCGCCATGAAGGAGCTGCTGCTTTTGCTGCAGAAGGTTATGCCTTGGTCACCGGTAAACCAGGTGTTGTTCTTCTCACTGCCGGACCCGGCGTAACTAATGCTATGACCCAAGTCGCCGATTGTAAATTAGGGAATGTTCCGGTTCTCTTCCTCGGGGGGGCATCCGCAACCTCGCATGACCTTACCGAAGACCTTCAGGAATACGATACCTTAACGATGATGAAAAATAATACCATATGGTCTATAGAAGTTCAAGAAACGCACAGGATTGCAGAGCATATTGCTATCGCTTTCCGTAATTTGACGGGAGCAATCCCTGGACCGGTTTATGTGGAACTTCCGATGGATATACTTGAAATCAATGAGGTCGATGAGGAAATAGTCAGATATCCAAGCAGATACAGAACAGATGCCAGAATCTTCGGAGATCCCGCTGAGATTGAAAAGGCTGCCGATTTGCTTGTTAATGCTGAGAAAGTTGCTATTTCCATCGGTGATGGCGCTCAGTATAATTGCAAGAACTTCAGTGTTTTTGAAGAATTGGCCGAATACTTACAGATTCCCACTGGTGTTTCCATGTCTAATAAAGGGCGTTTCTTTAAAGAAAACAAACCTTTGTATCAGGTGTCGACCTTAGCCGAATCTCAGGCGGATGTAATTTTATTGTTTAGCCAAAAACCCCACTATCAGATTTCTCTTGGTCTAAATCCTGAAGCGAAAATTATTAATGTTCATCGGAATAGTCAGCATATAGGTTTGAATATTCCATTAGAGGTTGGCATTATAGGATATGCTGACGCAGTGGCCGAACAAATTCTAGCAGCTGTCAAAGCCAAGACGGCAAAACGTGATTCTAATCCTTGGGTTGATGAATTGTGGGCGATGAAGGAAGCAGTATTTGAGGGAATGTTTGGGGAGGCTGCTACTAGCGATGTTATTCCTATGCATCCCGGTAGAGTCGCTTCAGAAATAGCCAAATTCATGAAAACACCTGAATCTCAGGATCTATGCTATTTTGTCGATGGGGGAGATTCTTTAACCTGGCCTTTGATTATGGCAGGATACCATAATTGCGAGCAGAATTTTCTGGCAAGAACATTCTATGCCTCCTATCAGGGCTGTATCGGGGCCTCCTGGGGTATGTTGAATGGGGCTTATCAGGCCTTGAAAAAACCCATACTTCATAGTATTGGCGACGGTTCCTTTGGGCAATACGTTGGTGAGCTCTATACTTTTGCCAAATTTAAAATTCCTTATGTTTGCGTGATCTTTAACGATAATAACTGGGGAATGATCAAAGCTTTCTCAATGGAAAAAGTTCCCGATCAAAATCATGATATAGGTGCTGTTATCGCTCCCGATTACGGTGATGGCTATTTCCATTATGAGACTATCGCCAATGGTTGGGGCGGTTATGGTGTCTGTGTAAAGAAACCGGAAGATATCATTCCGGAAATTAAAAAAGCCGTTGAAGCTGCTAAGAGTGGCAAGCCTGCCATCGTGAATTGCATAACCGATTGCAAAGACGAATATTTCAGTGTTGCTACAAAAGGCTTATATACACAATTAGCTGATCCTATCAACATTCGTTATTAA